ACTTCTTTTTAACCATGTACTAAATGTCCATGTTTTTCTATTACCTAAAGTTGCAGTTCTATTTAAATAAGGGTCGGAAGCTCTATCAAACCTCAATGACTGTGTGGCAACACCATTATAGAAATTACCACCGGGATTAGCAAACCAAAATGCACTTGCATCTACCATATCTTAAACATCTCCAAATGCTAATTGAACTGCACCAAGAAGTATTTTTCCATCAGCTTGTATCATATAAGGAATAACATCAACTGCACCACCTGTTGTGCTTAGTACTAATTCTGTAGCTCCGGGAACAAAGTATTGAGCTGCGGCAGTAGATATAGTATTAGTACCACCAGCATCTTGTATAAGTACAAATACTCCTGATTGTCCTGCTACCTCATCTCCGGGGTCAGTCAATACTAAATTACTAGTCAATGTCCACACAAAGTTTGTATACTCTGAAAAATTAGGTGCTGTGCTTCCACCTGCCGATGTATCTATATGTGTAGCTGGAGCTACCCCATGATTAAACACTATAGCTAAAGCAGTATTATCAGCAGATATGCTATCTAACGCAATGCTTCCTACGTTAGTTATATTTCCATCTGAAGCATCTAAACTATCTACTGTGGCAGCACCAAAGTTTACTGCACCTGTTGTAGTTATTGTTGAAGCACCATTATTAATAGTGCCAAACCCACTTGTAATAGAACCTGCGTTTAATGCACCTACTGCTGCTAAACTAGTAGCACTATTTATTGTGTTTTGAGCTGCTGTAGAAACTGTTCCTGTCAAGTTACCTGTGACATTACCTGTTAATGCACCAATAAATCCTGTAGCTGTTATCTTACCTGTGCTTGGATTGTAGGTCATAGTACCATCTGATTCTAGACCTATGTTACCACCATCAACATCACCACCTGCTGTAAATATAATAGCATTATCTTCATTTTCAGATTCATTGTCAGTGATTGTAACTGTTGTTGCAACTGTTGCTGTATCTGCATTACCTGTTACATCACCTGTTAGATTACCTGCGAATGAGGTTGCAGTTAATAAGCCACTACTACTATTGAATGTTAAATTAGAACCACTCTTAGGTGGTAAGTCACCTGTCGCTGCTGTTGTAAACAATGGGAAACAAGTTGTATCACTTGACTCATCAGCTACAGTAACAGCAGTACCAACAGAAGCTAGAGCAACTGCTATGTCTCCCGTACCATCAAAACTTGTGCCACCAATATTTCTAGCTGTTGCAAGTGCTGTGGCTGTTGCGGCATTGCCTGTTGCACTACCAGCAGACCCACTAACATTACCTGTTACATTTCCTACTACATTGCCTGTGTATCCATCTGAAGTAATTGTACCAAGTGAGCTACCATTATCAGCAAATGTAATTGTGCCACCATTTGCATCAAGAGTAATGCCACCTTCAGAATCTAATGTTACAGTTGTACCTGCAAGTTCTGCTGTACCGTCTGCTGTTATTTGTATGTTACCTGCTGCTCCACCACCATCAGTAGTAGCTATGTCTAGTGTTCCATTTGTACCTGCTGTTATAGTAGCTGTATCACCACTAGAACCTGTCATTGTTATAACTTTGCCATCCACAGCTACATCGTCAACTGTAAGAGCAGACAAAGTTCCAACACTTGTAATATTTGTTTGAGCAGCCGTACTTAAAGTACCAGCAAGTTCACCAGAAGAACCATATATAACTGCTTTACTATTAACAACACTATTGGCAGTTGAACCATCTAGTAAATTTAATTCTGTAGCTGTAGATGTTACATTAGTGCCACCAATATCTAATGTAGTTACGGATATTTCACCTGCTACTGTTACAAGACCACTTGCTACAGTTATAAGGTCTGTATCGTCTGTATGACCTATAGTTGTTCCATTTATAATTACATTATCTACAGTAAGTGTACTTAATGTACCTACAGACGTAAGATTAGGCATTGCAGTTATTTCATCATCAAAGTAAGCTGCTAAATCTGTTACTGCTACCTGAACCATAGTTCCGTTGTCATTTAAAACAACTCTATCTGCATCTGCTACTGTTGTTGATGTGGCAGTTGTATCACCATCTAAGATATTTACTTCTGCTGTACTTACAGTAAGACCATCAAGAACTTCTAATTCTGCTTCAGATATACCTGCACTACCTATTGTTAGTGTGCCTGATATATCTACATTACCATTTATGTCTATGGTTGTTGCAGCTATCTGTATTTCAGTATCAGCTACAAGGTCTAGTTGTCCATCTGTACTTGAATTAATGTATATTGCTGTGTCTCTAAACTGTAACTTTTCTGTAGTAGCCATAAGAATGTCATCACTAAATTCAAAGTAATCTTCATCTTCCATCCATTTTAAAACACCGTCTGTTGTTTCACCATCAAATGTAACTACAACATCTTGTCCTGTTGTTCCTGCACCTAGAGTAATTGAATTAACAGCTAGTGCCGCAATAGGACCACCTTCACCTTCAGTACCATCNTGNGNATGACCTGTACTTGCAGCAAAGGCATCTTTTATTTGGTCAAACTCATTATTAGTATGAGCCGCAGTAATAACATCTCCATCTGTGTACGTTTCTTGTCTAATATATGAATTACCCATTTATCTTCTAGCTCCTAATTGGTATTCTAATTGAAATCCTTTTAATGAATAGGGTGCAGTTGCACCTCCATCATTTACTCTCAATGCTACAGCAAAGCCTGAACCTTCAACTGCTTGTCTAACTAATGGTTGTGAAGCACCACCATATGTAGGTGTTCCATAAACTGATGTACCATATATAGCAACAACATCAGTAGAGTCCAATGGATATGCCGCAGGTCTTGGTGCATCTTTATCTTCATAATCATATCTTACAAATAAATCAGCATCTACAGCTGCTTCAGGTTGATAATTAACAATAACCCTTTGCATATGTTTTCTTATTCCCGGGTCATTAAAAGTTAAATCAGGACTTCTATATCTACCTAATATAACTGTACCATCAAAAGTGTTTCCTTGTTCTTGTCTAAAAATATGTCCTGTAGCATATGCACCATGTAAAACTATTACGTTTCCTTGAGATACAAAACTATCTGTACAAGAAGGTCTTATCCCTACTATTTCTGAAAACTCAAACTTAGTGCCTTTTAATACACATATAATACCTTTAGTCTGACTTTCTCCAACAGTAGATTTAGTAAAAAATATTCTGTATTGAGTTTTATCTGTTATCACTAATGAATCAAACTCTGTTGCATTTGCAACATTCTCATTAAATATAGACTGCACACTAGAGCTTATAGTACCCAATTCAACGTCACCAATTCTAGCTGTACCAGCTACTGTTCTTAAACCATCAGGACCTAAGAATATTAAGTCACCTGCAAATTCTTGGATTGTATCTCCGTTAATACATCCTATATCTCTTGTTACATCAGACACAGAAAAGTTAGCACTTGAGCTACCTGTTAGTTTAAATATTCTAGTTTCACAAAATATGAATAAGTCATCACGGAAAACTTTAAGACCTGTTATCTCATCATCAACTTTAAAACTACCTGCTCCAATAGCTACGGAAAAAGAACCCTCTTGAAATGCTGCACTAAATATTACTTCTTGTTTGTTTGCACTCATACCTGCGTAAAACATATGCTCTTTAAATGCTACTACAAACTTAGCACCTGTTACAGCGGCAGGTTTTAAGTCAGCTACTACTGAACCTACTTCATGGGCGATTGCACTACTAGTAACTGCTCTTGTTACTCCTGTAAAAGTTGTAGCTGTTTTACCTGTATATGTAAATATCTCTGTTCCTATTATTAAAGAACCCGTACTAGCAAATTGAGAAGTGTCAGCTACTGTAAGAGTTCCTGAACCTGTCATACCATCACCTGATGCAATTACAGCAGCTAAAATTGTTTGCTCTCCTGTTCCTGCACTAGCTACAGCAATGTCCGTTGCAGCTAAACTAGAGTTAAATACTGTAGGGTTATTTGCACCGTCAGCTACAATTATTTTATCAGTGCCATCAAAGTTAAATCTTTCAAAGTTGTATTTACTTGCACTTGTTCTTCCACTATCTCTACTAGTCCATGCTTCTGATAAAACATCATCTAAAGCATGAGTCGCGGCTGATGTAGTACCTGTTGCTCTAGTTACCCCTGTAAAAGTTGTAGCTGTTTTACCTGTATATGTAAAGGTTTCAGAGTTAAGTTGAATTGTACCACTTGAACTAAACCCATCTGTACTGTCTGCTGTAATAGTTCCTGAACCTGTCATGCCTGTTCCAGAAGCTACTGCTAAAGCTAGGTTGGTAGAAGCAGAACTATATATAGCTGTTCCTCTAGCTGCTAAAACATTATCACCAAAAGTTGCTACCATTAATGTTTTTTCAGATGCACTTGCTGTAAAAGGCACAAAAGCATTTATATATTTCTTAAAACCATTTATTCTTCTATATCCACCCTCAACAGCAGGTTCAAAGTTCTTTAACTCTAATGCTTCTCCGGGTTGCATCATAAACGTAGATTTGTTTAATACTAAACCACCTTCTAAGTTAAAAGCTGAAGGTACTGTTTGAGATTGATCTGCCATTATACAGACCTAACATCTATACTACCTGAACTACCAATTCCTGTTCTAGGTATAAATGTTGAACGTAAATAAGAAAACTTGTTGACAAGTAATGTTTGCATGTTTTTAATACCTTGCTCAAATCTTTGCATATTAAGTTGATACTGTTGTGTCTCACCTCTATACTGATAAACAAATGCTGTAGCACCATCTACAATTACAGGTGAAAATCTATCTGGTATAGTTGTTGTGCTTCCATGTGCTGATAAGTCACTAGGAAATGTATAGTAGTCAAACTTTATTGCATATGATTTATTTGGGTAGGGATATAATAAATAGTTATTATCAGGTGTTCTTACTACATATTCAGGAACACCACCTCTATCAAACTGTGCTACTGTGACACCACTT